CCGCCCCCATCTCCCCAATCCACCACAGAAAAAAGAAAGCTGAGGCCGGCGCGATGACCGACACAATCGCCCTACCTGGCCTGGATATTCCGGGGCAAAATCCGGTAATTCGCGGCGGTTTCGGCCAAGGCCCGACCGAAAGCGAAACCCGCGCCGCGATTGAAGAAATCGAGGCCGACGCCGGCGAGCTGCGCGGCGCGAAACGCACCATCAAGCAGCTGGCGATATCGCTGGCCATCAGCGTGGACAAGGGCAACACGAAAGGCCGTGCCGTCGCCCAGGAGGCCGGCCAGCTGTTCGAGATGATGCGCCACCTGGCCCCGCCAGAAGATCCCGCCGGCCCCGGCGATGAATCCAACCTGACCCCCGAAACGAAACGGCTACTTGATGCCCTCGCAGCTCCCGCCCAACTTGACGCCGCCCCGGAAGGTGACGCCGAGGGACTATAGCCGGCGCACCCACGGCGCCAAGGTCGCCGCCATCGCCGCCGAGATGGGGCAGCCGCTGCTGCCCTGGCAGCGATACGTAGCCGACGTGGCGCTGGAGGTGGATGCCTTCGGCCTGTTCGTCTACTCCACCGTGCTGGTGACCGTTCCCCGCCAGGCCGGCAAGACCACCCTGGACCTGTCGGCCTCGGTCCAGAATGCCCTCATGGGCCGCAACCGGCGCACCTGGTACACGGCGCAGAGCGGCCAGCACGCGACCGAGAAGTTCCTAGAGATGGTGGAGCTGTGGGAATCGTGCGCGCTGCGCGGCCTGGCCCCGAAAGCGCGCCGCTCGAACGGCTCGGCGGCGCTGCCGTTCGTCAATGGCTCCAAGTTCCGCCCATTCGCCCCGGTCGAGGGCGCCTTGGACGGCAAGCAAGCCGACAAGGTGAGCCTGGACGAGTTCTGGTACTGGACCAGCGCCCAATACGCCATCCTGCGGCAGTCGTTCTCGGCCACCAAGCTGACGCGCGAGAAGGTCACCGGCCAGCGGCCCCAGACCTGGATTTTCTCGACCGAGGGAACGGTGGAGTCCACCGCGCTCAACGCGATGCTGGACGAGCAGCGCAGCGGCACCCCTGACCCCACCATCGCATTCTTTGACTGGGGCATCGGGGATGATGATGACCCGTTCGACCTGGACCGCATCTACGCCCGCCACCCCGGCGCCGGCTTCCTGTTCACCCGAGAGGGACTAGACGCGTTCCGGGCCGAGTTCGCGGAATCGCCCAACGAATTCGCCCGCGCGTTCGGCAACCGGCGCACCGGCGCCACTGAGCGCGTCATCCCGGTGAACGCGTGGAAGGCCGCCGCCTGGACCGATCCGACGCCGCCGGCGCCCGGTCGCGTCTGTTTCGCTGCTGCGGTCGGCGTGGATGGTGTTGACACCACCATCACGGCCACCCAGGTGCACGGCCCCGGCACGCTCTCGGCCGTCGTGAAAGGCGGCTGGATGGAGAACACCTACGGCGCCCTGGACAAGCTGCGCGAGCTGCGCGCCAAGTATCCCGATGCGGGATTCATCATCGACCCCAACGGCCCCTCGGCTGCCCTCCATGACGCGGTGGAGCGCGATGGGTTCGAGCTGATCGAGGTGGGCACCCGCGACGTGATCGCGGCCACCCAGGCCACCGTGGCCGGCATCACCCACCCAGGGACACCCACGTTCCGCTACCGGCCGCACGACAAGCTGGAGAGCGCCGCCGAGCTGGCGACCAAGCGATTCGCCGGCGATGGGACATGGTTGTTCGGCCGGCGTGCCTCGGTCGGCTCGATTAGCGCCCTGGAGTCCGCGAACCTCGGCGCGTACGGCGTGCACCACCTGCCGGCTATTCGGTCGCTCCAGCTCGGCTAGGGCGCCGTCACGAAACGGCACCAGCCGGCGCCAGACGGCGCCGGCCGGCGTCACCGGTCGCCAGTGTTGGCCGGCGCCGGTCGCCGCGTCCAGGCTCGACCTCATGCCGAACATCTTTAGCCGAGTGGCCAGCCTGTTCGCGTTCAACGCGGAGGCTGCCGAGACCCCCGGCGAGCTGCCGGGGCGGCTGCTGACGGCTCGGCGTGAGGCCGGGGTGACGGCGGAACGTGCCCTCACTCTTTCGACTCTTTATCGTGGCATTCAGATTCACGCCACCTCGGTCTCACAGCTGGCCATCAGCGTGGAGCGCAACGGGCAGGTGATCCCGGACACCCCCGCCCTGGCGCTGAAGCCGGATGTCAACGAGACCCGCTCGGCGTTCCTGGAGTACTCGGTGACCTCCATGTACCTGGACGGCAACGCGTTCTGGCGCATCACCCGCGACAGCTTCGGCGCCGTGATCAACCTCACCGTTCTGAACCCCGCCGAGGTCACCGTCGAGGTGGTCTACGACGCCGCCGGCAACGGCACCCCGCACTACTGGTGGCACGGCACCCGGTACACCTCCCGCGATATTCGCCATCTCCAGCTGCTGCGCATCCCCGGAATTGCGCGCGGCCTCGGCCCCATCCAGGCGGCCCAGATCGAGGTGCGCGGCGCCCTGGATGCCCGCGACTACGGCGCGCTGTGGCTCTCAGACTCGAACCTGCCCGATGGTGTGCTGAGCACTGACCAGGAGTTGAAGCCGGGCGACGCCGACCGCTACAAGAATGTCTGGTACGGCCGCAACCCGGACGGCACCCCGCGCGAGGCCGACGACGAGCGCAGCATCAGCGAACGGCTGCGCGTGCTCGGTAAGGGACTGACGTACACCCCGCTGCTGCTGAAGCCCTCCGATATCCAGTTCCTGGAGACCCAGCAGTACACCACCATCCAGATGGCCCGCCTGATCGGTGCGCCGGCCTCCATCATGCTGGTGGCCGTCGAGGGCAACTCGCAGACCTACTCGAACGTTGAGCAGGAGTGGATTGGCTACGTCCGATTCGGGCTGATGAAGCCGCTGCGCGAAATCGAGGAAGCGCTCACCGACCTACTGCCTGGCCGGCAGACCGCCCGGTTCAAGATCGATGCACTGCTGCGCAGCGACACCAAGACCCGCTACGAGTCGCACAAGCTCGCCCTGGACCCCAACACCGGATGGGCGACCCAGGACGAGGTGCGCGCCCTGGAGGGCATGGCCCCGCTGACCGACGCGCAGCGCGCCGAGCTGTTCGACCGCCGCGCGACCAAGACCACCACCCCCCAGGAGGCGACCGCCAATGTCTGACCCCATCACCGAGCGGCGCGACCGATTCGCCGCCGCCGCCCGCTCCATCCCATCGCGGTGGAACGTCGAGACCACCGACGCCCCGCGCACCAGCCGGCTGCACCTGTATGGCGCCATCGGCGGCTGGTGGGGTGGCATCGACGCCGCCGAGCTGGTGCCGGCCATCCGCGACATGGACGCCGACACCATCGAGGTGTACGTCAACTCGCCCGGCGGCGACGTGTATGACGCGGTGGCCATCCGCAACGCGCTGCGCCAGCACTCGGCCCGCGTGGTGGTCACCATCGACGGCCTGGCCGCCTCGGCCGCCTCATTCATCGCCGCCGCCGGCGACGACGTGGTGATGGCCGAGAACGCGGAAATCATGATTCACGACGCCTGGACCATCGCCGTGGGCAACGCCGATGACATGCGCCTCGCCGCCTCCGACCTGGACCGGCTCAGCGACAACATCGCCAGCATGTACGCGGCCAAGGCCGGCGGCGAGCCGGCCGCCTGGCGCCAGCTGATGAAATCCGAAACCTGGTACACGGCCGCCGAGGCCGTCGCCGCCGGCCTGGCCGACCGGCTCGACACCGACACCACCGGCGCCGAGACCGAGCCGGCCTCCAACCTGTTCGACCTGTCCATGTTCGCCCACGCCGGCCGCCGCTCGGCGTCGGCACCCATCCCCACGGCCGCCCTGGCCACCAACCGGAAGGATTCACCCGCCATGCCCGAGATCGACGAGAACACCATCGACCAGCTGCTGGACCGGCAGCGTAACGAGTTCGAGCGCATCGTGGAGGCCCGCGTGGCCACCATCAGCAGCGCGCCGGCCGACCCCGGCCCGAGCTGGCCCACCGTCGGCGCGTTCGTCAAGGACCTGGCCGGCGGTTCGACCTCGGCCATGGCGTTCTACGAGCGCCTCACGGCCTCCGACGCCTACACCGGCGCCGGCACCGACGACACCAACACCCCGAACACCTGGGTTCGTGACGCCATCCACCTGATCAACAAGAACCGTCGCATCCTCAACACCTTCAGCCGCCAGCCGCTGCCGGCCGAGGGCATGACGATGGAGTACCTGAAGCTGGAGAGCAACACCATCCAGGTGGGCGAGCAGGTCAAGCAGGGCGACGACCTGAAGCGCGGCAAGATCGTGCTGACCTCCGACAGCGTGCCGGTCAAGACCTACGGCGGCTACACCGAGGTCTCGCAGCAGGTCATCGACCGCGCCAACGCCGCCTACCTGACCACGGCCAACACTGCCATGGACCTGGAGTACGCCCGCGCCACCGAGCAGGTCGCCCGCGACCTGGTGAACGCCATCATCGCCGCGCAGATCGCCGGCGCCACCCACCCGCTGACCATCGCGGCGAACGCCAACGCGTACGCCTGGCTGGACCTGGTGGTGGATGCGTCCATGCTGTTTGATGACCGCGGCTACACGCTCGACGGCGGCCTGGTCTCGGTGGACGTGTTCAAGAAGCTGATCCGCCTGGAGGACTCCAACGGAAACAGCCTGATGCGCGTCTGGGGCACCGGGAACAACCAGGTCGGTGAGCTGGACCTCACCGGCCTGCACGGTGACCTGGCATCGGTGACGTTCGAAATCCTCCCGGACGCGCCGGCCAACACGGTGGAATTCCACAACCAGCTGGCCATCACCACCTGGGAGTCCGCCGGCGCCCCGTTCAAGCTCCAGGACAAGAACATCCTGAATCTGACCGAGGCGTTCTCGAAGTACGGCTACCTGGCGGCGGCCTCGCAGTTCCCCGACGCCATCGAGGCCGTGAAGGTCGGCGCGTAACGATGGCCGACTCCAGCGAGGCGCCCGCCACCACTGACCTGAGCTGGTACGTCCAGGCCGTGGGGGAGGACGCAGAATATGCGACCTCTTGCGCGGCCGAGGCTCGGCAGATGGTTAGCGATTTCATCGGTGAGGGCAACCCGTACCAGGTGCCCGCGTCGGTGGTGGCGCGCGCCGAGCTGGAGGTGGGCGCGGACCTGTACTACCGGAAGGCCAGCCGGAACGGCGTGGTCGGCCTGGATGGTGTGGACCCGCAGCCCTTCCGCATCAACCGCGACCCGATGACCGCCGCCTACGCGGTGCTGCGGCCCTACCTGGTGATGGGGCTGTGATGACCAGCCCCCGCATCCAGGAGGCCGACGAGCTGGTGGCGACCGTCGCCGCCGCGCTCGAGTCCGCCGGCCTGGACAAAGCGACCGCGACCGCCGACGCCGGCCACGTGCCCAGCGCCGCCCGCCATGGGGTGGTGCTGGTCACACCACCGACCCTTTCGTTCCCGACGTTCCATCAGGTGGACACCACCTGGACCCTGCACGTGGTCGCCGGCCCCGCCACTGACTACCTGGCCGCGTGGGCGACGCTCGACGCCATCCTGCAAGCCCTGATCGACGCCCAGCTCAACATGGACGAGGCCGAGCCTGGGCAGTTCGCCCAAGCCAACAATGCGCCGGCGCTGCCCGCGTACACCATCACCCTGAACCCCTCATAAGGAGAGTGCACCATGCCCACATCCGTGCTCGGCCCCGGCCACCTGAAGATCGGCGCCACCGGCAGCCCGCGTGAGTTCGCCACGATGCTGACCAAGGCATCGCTGAACACCGACACCAAGACCGGTGACCCCATCGACGTGCTGAGCGGCGACCAGTTCGCCGGCGACGACGTGTACACCTACACCCTGGCTGGCACGCTGCTGCAGGACTACGACATGGACAGCCTGGAGCTGTACTGCTACGAGAACCGAGGCAAAGAAGAGCCGTTCGTGTTCGTGCCCTCCAACGCCGGCGCCGTCCAGTGGTCCGGCATCGTGAAGATCCGACCGGTTAGTTCGATCGGTGGCGACGTCAAGAAGAAAAACACCAGTGATTTCGAGTTCACCATCGTAGGCGACCCGACCGCCGGCGAGCTGGTCGGCTAGGCCCGCGCCATGGCCGGCCGTGCACTAGCCGAGGTCGAGGGCGGCCCCCGCTTTCGTCGCACGCTGAAGCAAGCCGGCATCGACCTGAAGAACCTCCGGAACGTCCACCGCTCGGTGGGCACCCTGGTGGCCGTGGCCGCTGCGGCATTCGCCCCCCGCCGCAGCGGCCGGCTAGCCGGCAACATCCGCGCCGGCGCCACCCAGAAAGCCGCCATCGTTCGCGCCGGCGGTGCCCGACTCCCGTACGCCGGCCCCATTCACTGGGGCTGGCCGAAACGCAACATCACCGCCAACCCGTTCATTACCCAAGCCGCACAACAGACCGAGCCGCGCTGGATCGCCGTGTATCAGGACTACACCGACAACGCGCTCGACCACATCGAAGGGAAGTAACCCCCATGAGCAACATTCAGAAACTGCGCGTGACATTCCAAGACGGTAAGGATGCCGAGGTGGTGCCCACCCTGGAGGACACCCTGGCGTTTGAGTCCACGCTCCGAAAGAACCGCAGCTGGGGCGACCTGCGCGACAACGCCGTCAAGCTCAACCCGTTCCGCGCGTGGAACGCGCTGCGCCGCACCGGCAAGACCGAGCTGACCTGGGAGCAGTTCACCACCGGCGAGACCGCAGCGGTGTCGGTGGACGTGGTGCACGACGACGAGCCGGCCGACGAGACCGAGACGCCGGCGGGAAAAGGTGGCCGACCGGCTCGGCGCACGAGCTGATCGCGGCGGTGGCCCTCGCGCTCCGACGCCTCCCCAGTGAGGTGGAGCGCGAGGCCATCGACCACCCCGAACACTTCGCCACCATCGTCCACTTGATCCAAGAGACCCAGCAGGAAGGCTAGCCATGGCCGGGAAAACCGCCATTCTTTCGGTGCGCATCATCGGCGACGCCGCCGACGCGGTGCGCGCGTTCGATGACGTGGACGCGTCCGCCGGTCGCAGCATGGCCAGCATGGACAAGATCGCCACCGGCGCGGCCGTGGTCGAGGCGGCCGTCATCGGGGTGGCCGTGGCCACCGGTAACGCGGCCTCCGAGATGGAGCAGGCCGTGGGCGGTGTTGACGCGGTGTTCAAGGAGCAGGCCGCCCAGGTGCACGCCTGGGCCGACTCGGCCGCCACCGACGTGGGGCTGGCCCGCGACGAGTATTCGAACTTCGCCACCCTGGTGGGCGCCCAGCTGAAGAACATGGGCATCCCGATGGAGGAGGTGGCCAGCCGGTCCAAATCGCTGATCGAGCTGGGCGCCGACCTCGCCGCGCAGTACGGCGGCACCACCGCCGACGCCGTGAGCGCGCTCAGCTCGCTGCTGCGCGGCGAACGTGACCCCATCGAGCGGTACGGCATCAGCATCAATCAGGCCGCTGTGGACGCTCAGAAGGCCGCAATGGGTCTATCCGACCTGACAGGTGAGGCCGACAAGAATGCGACGCTACAGGCCACCCTGGCGCTGCTGACCAAGCAATCCGCCGACGCCCAAGGGGCGTTCAACCGGGAGGTGGACACCACCGCGCACAAACAGCAGGTGGCGAACGCCGAGTGGCAGAACGCCCAAATCGCGCTCGGTGAAGCGTTCCTGCCGGCCCTCTCGGCGGTCGCGGACGCCACCGCCGGCCTGTCCGGTTTCCTCCAGGACAACGCCGGCGAGATGTCCGGTTTCCTGATCGTGGTGGGGCTGCTCGCCGCCGGCCTGATCATCGCCAACGGCGCCATCAAAGCGTGGGAGATAGCGACCACCGTCGCCACCGCCGCGCAATGGCTGTGGAACGTGGCAATGTCCGCCAACCCCCTGGGTCTCATCGTGCTGGCCATCGCGGCCGTTATCGCCATCATCGTGCTGTGGGTCACCCACTGGGACGAGCTGAGCGCGACTGTCAAGGGTTTCTTTGACGGCCTGTTCGGCTGGATCGGTGACGCGCTCGGCATGATCGGCCAGCTGTTCGGCGGCATCGGTGACCTACTGGGCATCAACACCCACGCCGAGGTGCAAGCCAAGGTGACCGCCGACACCTCCAGCCTGCAGAGCATCGCCCCCATGCGCATGATGGCGTTTGCGGCGCCGGCCGCCGAGGCTACCTCATTCGCCGCGCTCTCCAGCTCGGTCGCCAGCTCGCCGGCCGCCGCGCTCGCCCAGCGCGCCGGCGACGCCGGCGGCAACACCTACAACACGTTCAACATCGACGGCGCCCTGGATTCCACCGGCGTGGCCCGACAGATCAAATCGCTGCTGGCCCAGCAGGACCGCGCCACCGGCGTGCAGTCGCGGGAGAGGTTCGCATGAAGTACGGCATCCGCATCACCATCGCCGGCGAGCCGGTGGCCACCTCGCTGGCCGACCCCAACAAGGCCGCAGCGACCGCGATAGACGAGCTGCGCGTGGTGTGGGGGCGTGACTCCATCTACGACCAGCCCGACCCCTCACAGGCCACCCTGACGCTGCTGGACCGCACCGGCCGCTACGTGGATAGGGCGGCGCTGACTGGCCAGCGGCTGGAGGTGTTCACCACCGGAGAGGTCGGCGGCGACCGCCGCGTGTTCCGGGGCGCCATCACCGACCCCAGCTGTGAACGCATCAGCCTGGACGGTGACAGCGCCTACCGCGTCACCATCGTGGCCGCCGATCCCACCGCCGACCTCGGCCGGTACATCGGCCCCGGTGACTGGGTGATTCCGGCTCTATCCGACTTCGGTTCGATGACCCTGGCCAACGGGTCATACATCACCGAGGTAGGGCAGGACCGCGTGGCCAACCTGATGAATCGCGGCCCCGCCAGCCGGTTCATCCCCACCGATGTGCCCAAGATCGTGGCCGGCATTGACTCGCCCCCCGTCTACGCCACTGGCCACGAGAACCAGGCCAGCTATGCCCTGTACGCCGGCGCCATCGAGTCCGGCCGGGGCACCTCGGTGCTGGACGTGCTGCGCGAGGTCGCCCGGATGGAACCGCTGGGCTGGGTGAACTATGACCCCGCCATCGACTGGGTGCGCATCGGCGGCATCGCGCCGGCCTCCGGCCTGCGCCTGACGCTGACCGCCGGCCGCATCACCATCGTGCCAGCGAACCAACCGGCCGGCGCATCCGGACCGCTGCTGATTCTCGACGCCGGCATCATCGAGGTGCCCGAGGGGTACAAGCTGACCGCCGCCCCCGATAACGCCATCGATCGCATCATCATCCCCCGGGTGCGCCAGTGCTATGCCCCGGACGGCCCGCCCATCAACGGGGTGCAGTTCTACAAGATGATCATGGTGCGCTCCAACGGCTGGTGGAACACCGCCCGCTACGACCCCGCCCAGTACGGCGTGCGCGAGCTGATGTACGGCCTGAGCGCCGGCGGATTCGAGAACGATTACCAGAACCCCGCGTACGACTACGGTACCGATGGCGTGGTGTGGCTGCTCCAGACCGTCAAGGCGTACGTGGACGCCTACAACGGCACCTACCGGCTGCCCCGCCTCCGGTACACGGTGAGCCGCGACAAGGCCGTGACCGACGAGCGCATGGAAATGCTGATCAACACCCGCGCCCACGCCCGCGCTGTTTTTTTCGCCGGCTCGGTGTTCAACGGCCTGCCCGGCGTGCCCGCCCAGGTGCAGGTCATTGGCGGCACCACCGGCTACTCGGCCGGCGGCTGGTGGGCCGAGCTGGAGACCGCGCCGGCCAACACCGCCGGCCTGGCCACCGGCACCCTGACCGTGGACCAGCTGGTGACCAACCCCGGTCCCACCCTGGCCGACTATGACCCCTCCATCCGGCTGGCCGACTTCGGCCTCATTCAGACAGGACTCAACTAATGGGCGGCATCACTCCCCAATTCGGCATCCGCTACCCCAACGGCACCACCAAGGCCAACGAGCTGGGCGCCGCGCTCGGCCTCATGGGCGACGATATCGAGCGCGCGCTACTCGCCGCCCAGGTCCAGCCGGTGACCAATCAAGCCCGCATCGTGGCGCCGAGCGCCGCCGCCCGCGATAGCTATTTCGGCGTGCCGGCCACCGAGGCCGCCCGCCTGACCCTCCAGGCCAGCGGCGCCGAGACCGTGCGCACAGACACCGGCAGGACGGAACGGTACTACGCCACCTACAACGCCGGCACCAACCCGCAGGGCGCCCCGATAGCCGGCTGGTGGCCGGTCCCCGGTCAGGCCACCGCCAAGGTGCTGCGCGCCGCCAGCTCGAACATCACCGGCGCCAACCAGCTGATCCAATTCGACACGGCCCCCATCCCGCTGGCCGGCGCCTGGTCGGCCGGCGCTGCCACGCGGCTGGTGCTGCCCTACCCCGGCAGTTGGAAAATCTCAGGCGCCGTCACCAGCGGCGGCCTAGACACCAAGCTGCTGCGCTCATGGATTCAGCTCAACGGCGCGGTGGTGGCCGACAGTCAGGACAACAAGATGGGCACCGCCGGCGTGACCGACCCGTTCTGTCGGCCGGCCACCACCGTCAAGGTGACCAACACCACCAGCTATCTGGAGCTGGGTATCTCGTCCAACGGCGCCGGGACCACCGCACCCGGCACCCCGATGCTGCTGGCCGAATACCTGGGCGCGAACGTCTAATGAGCATCCAGGACGGCACCGGCCTGATCGAGTGGGAGGGCGGCCTATTCGAACCGGGCAGCGACTTGCTGCGCCGCGTCCAATGGGCGTTCGCCGCCATCCGCAGCGGGCCGGCCGGCGGCACCATCGAGCTGAACGAGGCCGGCCGCCCGTTCGGCGTCCCCGCCGACCAGAACGCGCGCAGCGCGTCGGCCACCGCCTCCGGCCGCTCCACCGTCTGGTATCAGTGGGGCCGCTACAAGCGCGGCGAGACCCCCTCAGCGGCTAACCCGGCGCTCGGCCCCAACGCCTCCGAGCACACCACCGGTAAGGCCATCGACTGCAACGCGCCCAGCGCCCGCGACGCGGCCCTACGCGCGCACTTCTTCGCCCTGGCCGGCCTGGAGGCCACCGTGGCGTCCGAGAGCTGGCACTGGGCCATCCGTGGCCCGTTCCGGGGCGGCGCGCTGCCGGCCGCCACCAGCTCCACCCCGCTAACCCCCAACGCCCCCACCGTGGTGGCGCTCACCATCCGAGAGGACGACGACGACATGCCCGCACCCACCTACACCAAGGGGGACGTAGACCCCGCCGTCTACGCCGCCTATCAGAACGCCGGCGACGGCAACAGCGCCACCGGCTCTCAGGGTGGCGTCTACTTCGCCCGCCGCCGCGTAGAGCCGGGGGAGTGGTCGGTGGTGTCGGCGTTCCTGAAGCAAACCGGCCACTTCCCCAACTCGGACCAGAAAGAGCTGGTGGTCATCGCACAAGCCGAGTTCGACAACATCCCCAAGATCAAGGGTTCGCTGTGAGTGAGGCCAGCATCGTCACCATCGTGGTGGCGATCATCGGCGGCACCGCCGGCATTACCGGCGGTGCGCTGGCGTACCGGCAGGCATGGATTGCCCGCCGGGAGAACCGCCAGGAACGGCTAGAGGCCCGCCTGGCCCGAGCTGAGCGCGATAACCGGCTGCTCTGGCTCTGGTCCCGCCGGCTGGTCGATCACATCTACCGGGGCCAGCAGCCGCCGCCCCCGGAGGCGCCGGCGGGCCTGTTCGAAGACACCGCCCAACGAAAGGACATACCGACATGACAACCAGCCCGAGCAAGAAACCCACCCCCAAGGTCGCCGCCGGCGGCGTGGCCGGCGCGGCCGTCGTCGTCATCGTCTGGGGCGCCGCCCTGTTCGGCGTGGACGTGCCGGTGGAGGTGGCCGGCAGCGCCGTGGTGCTGGTGAGCTTCGCCGCCGCGTACATGACCCGCGACCGCGCCGGTCGGCACACCGCCGATTAGTGGATACCTACAAGCCGGCGGTGCTGCGGCCGCGCTCGAGCTCGCCGCCGGCTAGTGGGATGCCTACAACGAAAGCGCCGAGCTCACGAGCGAAACGCACAAACCCCCCGATTCGGATATCGGGGGGTTTGTCGTGTACCTACAATCACGCGGCGGTGGGCAGCTCCAGCCGCTGGATGCCGGCGCGGCGCTTGTCGAGGTTGACCAGCGTATAGATGGCGGTGGTGTCCAGCGACTTATGGCGCATCAGCTCCTGGACCACTCGAACGTCCACGCCCCGGTCCAGCAGCGTGGTGCCGTACCAGTGCCGCAGCTGGTGCGGGGTGCCCTGGACGCCGGCGCGCACCATTACGCCTTTGATGGCCGCATAGACGCCCTGCCGGCTGATGTGCGCGTTCTCGGTCTGGGAGGCGTACGCGGGGAACCAGTAGTCATCGCGGGGGTACTGGCGCGCCTCCCGCACCAGCTCGGTGTGCAGTGGCACCAGCTCGGTGCTGCCCCCTTTGCCGGTGATCGTCACCACCTCATTGGCTAGGTCGAAATCGGCGCCGTGCACCTTCGCTATCTCATGTACCCGCATCCCGGCGAGAGCGCCGAGCAGGATCATGGACCGGGTGCGCCGGCGGTTGACGGTGGCCAGCATCAGCTCCAGCTGATTGTCGAAAACCGGCCGAGGCTTGCCCTTCGGCCGCTTCGGCGTCGGTGTCTTTAAAGAGGGATCGTCCACCCGCTGATCCGAGGCCACCAGAAACTTGCAGTAGGCCCGGATAGAGGCGTGGTAGGTGGCGCGGGAGGTGTCCGTGAGCGCCGGCTGGGAGCAGTACGCCATGATGGCCAGCGGCGAGAGCTGGAGGGGGTGCACGCCGGCGAATTCGACCAGTCGAGTGATGACGGCCGCCCGCTCGGTTATCGTGCGCTCAGACAGCCCCTGGGACTGCTGCCACACCTTCCAGAACTGAAGTATCGGAACCAATGCTGTGAGGTGTTCGTGATGGTGCATGGTATCCACCGTATGAGAGTCCCCACATGCAACGTTCATTGCACGCCTGCAATTTGTTCGCGCAGCAACATAAACGCCAGCAGGTAGGACTTGACAAACGCCGAACCCTGGACCTTGTAATGAGAAGGTCGTGGGTTCGATTCCCACGGGCGGCTCTCAACCTCGGCCCCATCTTCGGATGGGGCCGTTCCTGTTTGTAGCCATACCAGCGGCACCCCTAGGACCGACGAGAACGCCATCAGCGCGGGCGTGGACGGCGTGGCGCGGCCGTTCATCCAGTTGCCGATGGTGTTGCGGTTGACGCCGAGCGCGTCGGCCACCTCTTGAACGCTGAGGTCGCGCACGCGCATCGCTTTGCGGATTCGGTCGGCTAGGTCGAATTCGAGCGCCGCCGTCCGGTCATTGAGCATGGTCATGCAACAAGCATTGCACCCTGCCCTGGCGGCTGCAACGACTTTTGCAACACGCCGCGATGATTGTCTGACCAAAGATTGGGCAATGCACATAGTTGTGCACATGTTGAAAACTTCGGCGGACGCGGACCCCCGCATCATCTTTGCCGGCCACCTGGTCGGCTCGGCCACCATCTGCCAGCTGCTGAGCATCAGCCGCGCCACCCTGGTGCGCCGCATCGAGCGCGGCGACATTCAACCCCTGGCGCAGCTCGACGGCCCCACCGGCGCCTACGTGTTCGATCGGTCCGACTTCCCTGCGGAGGTGACTCGGTGATCAAGCCCACCACCGTGCACGAATTCAGCGTGTGTGTGGCCCTGGCCGACAGTTCGGCGCGCATCGCTGCCCGCTACCTGGCCGATGGCGACCTCACAAACGCGCAGCTGTTCGCTGATGCATTCGCTGAGTACGACGACGCAGCCAAGGGGTGGCTGGCGCGGTGAGCATCGAGTCAATGGCCATCGCGCTCCATCACTCTCGTTCGCGCGGCTCCAGCTCCAGGATGGTGCTGCTGGGGATCGCCAATCACGACGGTGACGGTGGCTCATGGCCGGCCGTGGCCACCCTGTCCGACTATGCCGATATCGAGCCGCGCGCCGTCCAAAAAATCGTGGTCAAGCTCATCCAGCTGGGGGAGATTAGCCGGGATATCCAGGCCGGCGGAACGGCTGGCACGGCCCACTACGACCGCCCCAACCTGTACCACTTCACGCTGAAGTGCCCGCCCAATTGCGACGGCTCCAGCGCCCACCGGCTCATCTGCAAGAGCTGCGGCAAGAAGATGCCCAAGAAGGGGTCCAGGGGGCGCCTGTACCACCCCGCGTGCGAGCCGACGAGCGCCACCGCTGACCGGGTGGCCCCTGGGGCATCCCCTGTACTGGAGGCCACCGCCCCGGCGTCCCCAGAGACACCCAAACCATCTTTAGAACTACCCATTAACTACCCGCCGGCTGACTCTCTTAAACCGGCCTACGTAGGTAACCGCGCGAGCGCGCATGACGCCGAGCTGGTGGCAGGCTGCGCCAGCTGCGGCGCACGGTGGGCCGCTGGCGCCGACCCTGAGCAGTTCTGCACCTGCCCCGAGGTGGCTACGGCGCAAGCGCCGGAGATTGACGCCTACGGCGACTCCCACCGACCCGCTGGCGCGTCTACCGCCGCCAGCCCCATCAACTCGCCTCGGCCGTCCACTGACGAGCTGGAGCGCGACCCCAACGCCTGCCCACGCTGGCGGAACCTGCCCCACACCCCCGACGCGCACGGAACGTGCATCGACTGCGGGGCATCCGTCCCCGGTCGAGTCAACGCATCGACAGGAGAGACCCACGAATGAAAACGCGACGCACCTACCAGCAGCCCGAGCCAACAGCAGCCCGGAGGCGTGCACAGATGGCTGCGGCCGGCGCAGCGGTGGCAGCTGGTCCCATCCTCGGCTGGATCATCCTCACGGCCTACATGCCGATGGGAGGCGCCCTGTGAGCCGGAGAGAGCCGAATGGGGCTGTGTCCAAGCTCCGAGCCATGGCCGAGCGATTCGACGCCGCAGCGGCCCGCGCGTTCACCGTGCTGGACCACGACCAGCGCCAGCAGGACGCCCGGACGCTGCGCGTGGTCGCCGGCATGGTCGCTGACCGTGGCATGGACGCCGCCGATCTGGTCGAGCTGTGGCTGGAGTCCGCCGAGCGGATGCTGGCCTACTACGACGCCGCAGACATGGCCGTGGTCTACGGGGAGCGCTCAGCGCGCCGCCAGGTGCGAACCGAGGCCGGCGCATGACCCCGGACCTGGACACCGACCCGATACTGCTGGTGGGTCTCGCCCTGGTGCTATTCGCGGTGGCCGGCTGGCTGGCCTGGAGCGAGCGCCGCACGCCGTTCGTCGTCGTGCTGCTGGCGCAGCGCCGAGAGGACAGCGGCCCGGATGATGGCGTACTGGATCAGCAGCCCGAGCACGACGAGCAGCAGGGCGACGATTGCGCCGAGGATCAGCGCCATGGAGGCGTTCTCAGGGGTGAACATCCCGCCAGCGTACCGGCGCTATGCCGGCTCGGTCTCCACCTGTGCCCGCGTTACGTGGACGCGTGGGCGCAAGCGCCGGCACCGGTTCGATGTGAGCGCTGCGGACGGAAGTACGGCCGTGGCTGAGCGCCGCGTATGGGCGACGCCGGCGGACCTTGCCGAATGGCTCCAGCTCGGCCCCAACGGTGAGCGCAAGCTGCGCGAGCAGCGTCAGCGGGGCGACGGCCCCAAGTTCGTGAAGTTCGGGCGCGACGTGCGCTACGCGTGGGCCGACGTGCACGCGTACTACACCGCCGCCCGCGTAGGAGGGAAAGACCGATGACCGACGAGACCACCACCGAGTTGCCGACGCCCGACGAGCTGCCGGCCGGCGCCGGCGCCTACGCCGCCATGTGTGAGCGGTGCGGCTGGAGCATGACCGGCGTGCGCGCCGAGGTCATCAGCGCGGCCCAGGTGCACCCCTGCACCCCGGCCGACGAGCTGCCGGCCGACGAGCTGCCGGCCGACGAGCTGCCGGCCGACGAGCTGCCGGCCGACGAGCTGCCGGCCGACGAGCTGCCGGCCGACGAGCTGCCGGCCGAGCCGGCGCCGGGTGAGGTGGACGGCCGTGGCAACTAATCGCGGTGGCCGCGCCTCCCAGCGCATGACCGAGCTAGTGCTGGAGACCTACGGCCGACATTGCCACCTGAAGCTCCCAGGGTGCACCTCGGTGGCCACCACGAAAGACCACATCGTGCCGTTCAGCCATGGAGGCGCCGATGACCTGGACAACTACCGGCCGGCCTGCCGGTCGTGCAACTCGAAGCGCCAGAACCGTGTGCGGCCCGGATACGGCGCGTCCGTCGTCGTCGTGATCGGCCCGCCGGCGTCGGGCAAGAGCACGTACGTGGCCGAGCACTGCAAGCCCGGTGATGTGACGCTGGACATGGACCGGATAGCTCGAGCGCTGATGCCCTACGAGCCTGAGCAGAGTCACACCTACCCGCAGCACATTCGCCACATCGCGGTGCGCGCGCGGAAGGCCGCCATTCACACCGCCACCCGGCTGCGCGAGCGCGTAACCGTCTGGCTGGTGCACGCCATCCCGACGCCCGCCGAGCTGGCCGAGTACAAGGGGCTGGGGTGGCAGGTGGTCACCATCGACCCCGGCCGCGACGTGGTGGAGCAGCGCGTGAAAGCTGAGCGGCCGGAAGAAATGATGCTGCACGTTCGCCGCTGGTACTCGCAGCGCGCCCCCCTGTCGGCCGCCGACCAGCAGGCCGTCATCAGCGACTTCACCCACCTGGTCGCAACCGCCGACGCGATGGAAGCGAACCGATCGGACCCCGACTGGTGACCGCGATTTTCTGGCGAAAGGGTCGGCGGAAAC